ACGCTTATTAAGTTCATTCAAAGGAGCCGATAATTCTGCAAATTTTTCATTAGCAGCAATATAGTCAGGATTATCTTTACCCATTTGATCTAATAAATTATCTTGAATACCAGCAAGTTTTGCTTGAATAGTTGAATCTAAAGAACTAAATGTTCCTTTAGGGTCTTTAAACATTGAATCAATTTCAAACTTTACATTTTGTAAATTAGGAAGCCTATCTTCTGCTCCTGATTTAAAAACTGCATTACCAGCTTCATCTAAAATTCTATTTCCTTCGTCATCAACAGCGGGAATATCATTTCTAGTTAATAGAGTTTTTATTTTCTTTAGATAATTGGCAGCAACACCAGAAGGAGGCTGAGTTTTTAACATATTGTCAATTTGACTTAATACTGGCTGAGTATTTACTGGTACAGATGCTTCAAAAGCTGCCGTATAAATAGGAGCAGCAGCATCACTTCTAGCTTGTTTCAAAGCAGTTTCTTGATTTTTTAGTGCTTGTAAACCTTCATTACCAGCTTCAGCACGATCACTTATTTTAGATAAATTATTTAAATAATCATCTACTGCACCTTGTACCTGGACTTCACGTTTTTTATAGAAATCTTGCATCTTTTTAGTAGACTCAGGAATATTCCCAACTACTTTTTGCTGTGCCATCAATGAAGCCATATCAGTCAATTCAGCAGGAGTTAAAGCAACACCAACTTTATTAGCTTTAGACCTCAATGAAGTAACCATATTAGGATTAACTTGCGCTATATCTTTAGCCAATCTACGCTCTACCATTGCTTGACGCGCAACAGGAGCTAATTCAGCACCACCAGATAATAGACCAGCCAAACCTACTTGATACGGATTAATCTCTTGACCACTTAACGCTTGTCCTATTTTCTGTCTAGCATAATTAGTCGCAGCAGATATACCACCAACACCACCAGCAGCCAACAATGGATTAACTAAAGCAGTAGGAGCTAAAGCAATGCCAGCTGCTATATCTGGAGCAATTTCGAGTACATCTGGAGCGTAATAAGCAGCCTTAGCACCAGCACCAACTACCTCTTTATAGAACTTACCATCATCTGCCTGATACGCTATATCCCCATCAATAACTGTATAACGTTTAGGTGATATACCACGCTGTTTAGCAAAGTAATTAATGGCAGATTGTTGATCTGTTGGAATACCTGCTTTAAAAGCAGTACCAGCAGATGCAGCCATAGAAGGTTCAGCAATAGCTACAGGAGGCTTCTCGATAGGAGGGTATACACCACTACCTACCATTGGCTTACCACCAACTAGGTTAGATGCAAAATCAAATTGCTGAGGCTCATTAACTGTCTGTTCTTTATTAGACATTAATGAACTAGCATAATCAAAATCAGCCATGATTACCCTTAAAAATTAATGCCAAATTCAGCAGCTAATTGTCTGTTAATAGTTTTAAGATCAGCAGGTTTATTAGGATCAAGTTTATATTGCTGCGCTATTGCTGCTCCACGCTGATTAATAATGTTAGGCATTTTATTTATGGGAGTGTTTTCCCATTTCAAACCATTATTAAGAGAATAGTTTTTACGAGCGATAGCGTATTTTGTTTGCTCAACTGCATTATTAAGTTTTGACTCAAACTGAGTAGGACTATCACCATCAAATAATCCAGTACCAGCATTAGGTAGTGTAGATATAATTCGTTCAGCCTCTTGAACACCCATAGCAGAACCAGTTAAATCTTTAATTGTTTGATTTAAGTTCTGAGTTGCATTTTGTTTATAACTAGAAAAATTAGCTAATTGCTTTTTTTCTTCTGGTTTTAAAGTTCCAAATTTGTCTTTTAATGTAGCCCATTCTTGAGCACCTCTAAACTTAATACCTAAATATTCAGGTTTATAAGAAGATTGAATAGTATTTAATCGAGTAAGAGCATCTCCACTAGATAAAATTGATTCTTCAACTTTTGATTTTGTTCCTTTACTTAGATCGCCAGTATTAACAGTGACGCTAGTGCTAGGAGTTTTATCCTTCATAAAGTTCTCATAGGATTTTGTTCCACCTTGAGATTTATAAAATTTAAATTCCTCAATACTAGTAGCTGGTTTATTTTCTTTAGCAAGAGCAGTACCTTGAACTAAATCAAGTTTTCCAGTTGCATCTATTTGATATTTTTGACCTTCTGTATAAGGTAAACCAGCATCAGCAGCCTCTTGATTAGTAAGCATTCTTGCTTGTGGCTTATTCTTAGTAGATGCATAGAGAACTTCACCAGTTGGACTTACTAAAGTACCACCTTCGCTAACAACTGTAGGTTTCTTAGCAGCAGCCTCACGCTCTGCAACAATACGGAAAGCACCAGCAGGATTAGTATCAAACTCATCAGCCAAATCAGGATACTTATTCTTCATAGCCTGTACACCAGCCTGTTGACGCTGTTGAATCATTAACTGTTGTTGCTGACCATAGTTCTGTAGCCCTTGTTGATATTGCTGACCAGCAGCACCATAAGCACCAGCTAATGCGTTAATAATATTAGCAGCAGCAGAACGTCTAGCACCTTGACCACTCATTCCTTGCGCTAAAGAAGAAGCACCACCCAATAATCCAGCAATATTCGATGAGTTTTTAAGTGCAGAAGTTTGATCTTGACCTAATAATCCACTATAAGTAGGATTCTCTAAGCCAAATACGTTAGGAATGTAATCAGAAATAGCCATACATCACCTATAGCAAAGAAATTGGTTGTTGACGCAAAACTGACTGATTTTGCGGATTTAATAGACTCATGTAATCCATTGGCTGAATCTGACCACGCGATATTTGACCAGGTTGACTATAATGAACAGGTTGTTGTTGTGGCATCAAACTACTAGCAGTTTTCATACCCAATTGTGTAGTAATCGGATTTTGATTCATCCAACTATTAGCACCTTTAAGACTTTCCATTACTCCCTGACCAATACCACCACCAGTAGTATCAAATCCAAATAATGAACCGCCACCCATACCGCCAGAAGTCGGCAATTGTGTAGCCATGCCATTACCCATAGCACTAACCATCGAATTACCAGACATCATAAGTGGAGCAAATTCAGGAGTAATACCAAGTGCAGGAGCCGCTGCAAAAGGAGCTGATAATGCTGTAGTAGCAGCAAGTTCAGGAATAGTAGCCGCTACTGTTGGAGCAAGTTCAGCAGCAATAATACTTCCGCTAACTGGATCAGCCATTATTTACCCCCCTGTGGCGTAGCTTGCTGTGTCGTAGTCGATCCCTGAGGAACACTAGAGAACAGGTTAGCAAACTGACTTAATTTAGCTTGCGGAAGGTTCTGCTGGAAATTAAACCTATTCATGGCATCTTGTAATGCAGCAGCACTCTGAGCTTCTTTAGCACCACCAACACTAAGTAATCGCTGTATATCAGCATAATCAGCCTGAGCCATCTGAGGAGCAGCACCAACCGCAGCCATTTGACGAGCACGTTCAGCCTCAGCCGAGTTATAAGCTAACTGACCACCTTGTTCCGCTAGTGCTCTAGCAAATACGTCTTGAGCCTGACCTGTTAGCTGACCTTGAGCCGCAGAGCCATAACGACCAGCAGAGGCAGCACCTGACTGTAGTTTCTGGATATTACGCAGATAATCTTCACCAGCTAGACGATTTGTCTGCTCTAAAGCACCTGCTAGGAATGGATTAACGCCTCGCCCTTGAATCGTAGCTAGTGTCTCAGCCTGTGCAGCACCTGTTAACGGAGAACCTTGCATAGCTCGATCCTGAGCCATTTGTAGAGCTTGCTGAGTCTGTGCCGATGGACTGACATAAGTCTGCCCAGGAAAAAATGATGGGGAACCTGTTTCATAGAGACGTTTAGCCTCCTCAAGTCCATAAGTAACATACGGCTTGATACTAGGATCAATGCTCGTAGTTGTCGTACTGCTTTGTTGTCCGCCGCCACCACCCATATTACACCTCACAAATCCATTGTTTTGGACGGAATCCGTAATCAACCGCCCTTTTAGCCCAACCGCGCCTATGGCTAGAAAATGTTATATATTTGACTTTAGCTTCTGCCGCCATACCTTTTATATATTTTAAGGCATTTTCGACAACATCATAACTATTTTCTAACGTATAAGCAGCCCATAGATGCATAGTCTCACCTTGTGGTTGCAGGACAAAGAAGCCAGCGTAGTGGTTATTCTCTATCAGTACAAATAACAGACTCTTTTGATTGAAACAGTCCGTATATACATCTTCAACTATCCAATTTTCTGGACTCTTAGTCTTAATCTTATCTAAACCAGGCTTTACACTAGCCCACCATTGTCTTAGTTCCTGTGGAGCAATATATCTATACTCCATTAACCCACCACAATGTAACCATACGTTTTATTCGCTGTGTTATTAGACCAATGTGTCAGAGTAGCACTTCCTCGTACTTGACTGCTAACATATATGTTAGATGATGCTTTATTAGAAACATAGTTTACCGTAGTAATAACGCTAGGTACTGCTGGTCTAGTCGGGTTAGTTCCTGCCGCAAATGTTTCAATCGTTACGCCAGTATCAGTAACTCGCCACATTATCTCAAGATAGTCACCAACAGCTAATTCAATAAAATAATTTAATGCACCAATAAAATGACTTGGATCGCCTGAACTATGTCTTGCTGGAATACCAAATCTACTGTTAGAAGCCGTTATATCTGTACCATTTTTTCTAAACCATACATCTATATCTTGACTGCTATTTGTCGTATTTTTAAATTGTATAGAAAATTGCAAATTGTAAACACCTGCGTTTCTGACATTCATCCGTGAACTATTGGATAAATACACTCCATTAGAATAGTCAGTTGTGTTTAATGTAATTGCATACGCTGCTGTTGTGCTAGCAGCAGTCTGGTTCGTAGAGTCCTGAAACGCTCCGTATGGCATTGCATCAGTAAATGCAGCCGCAGATACAGGAGTAAAGAATAAAAGGCTCTCCTTGCCTATACGACCATCGTAGAGCGTAGTAGTCGTAGCATTACCAGTGGCTAAAGTAATCGTGCCAGTATTGTTCGTCTTGCCGTCCATAACACCCCGAACGACCTCTGATACCTGTCGCTCATCAGCACCAAATACAGGTAGGGTACGAAACTGACGAGTCATCGAGCACCTTGCGGAGTAATCTCAATCTCGCAACCGATAATAGTTTCCCAGTTCGCATTAGTCGGAGTTACCTTAATACGATGGTAGTTACCATTAGCTCTCAATGGCACTCGGTTGTCTGAGTCTGGTGTAGCTGTCGTTCCAAACTCGATACTTTCTGACAATAGTTTTCTGCTGGCAACTGCAACTGATGCAGTTCCATTATCGATAATAGGCTTTGCCAATGTAATAATAGAACGCCCAATATCTATATCTCCAGATGTAACATAAGCAGCTAAATATGCACCAGAGAAAACTACAATCTTCTGGTTTCTTACCCCTACGAATATAAGCTGACCACCAGCCCATGTTCTTGAGTCCAGTGGAATATCTAATAAATCTAAGTTGTTATTGTAGTTATCTATCTGCTCAAGTGTGGCACTAGGTGTCAGACCATACGCTAGATAGTTAGTATCCGTTAATCCGTATGACCACTTATTCAAGTCAATGGAGTAATACAGCAAGAATCGCTTGCCGAAGTTATTCTTAAAGTTCCAGATGACTAACTTACGCACTGGATCAATAGTCGCACTCATACCAGTCTGGATTTCGCTCAAACTGACGTTATTAAAGAACCAACGGTTAACCTTCTCTAATCCTATGTTCGTTACTGACTTACCATCGCAAGCATAAAAGCCGTCATCCGATAGAAAGTACGTTAAACCACCGAACTGAGCTACTGAACCGTTAGACATACAGCCTAGAGTCCTAGAAATAGCGTCAAACTGGAAGAAAAACGGACTACCAGCATACGTCATACGATAAATAGCACGTTCTAAGAAGATTAGACCGTACTCACCACCTGCTAGACCAGTAATATCACCGCCATCAGGCATAACCTGAGAGTCAGACTGAGATGCAGCACCAGGAGTCCAATCAGTCTCGTCATTAATATCCGACCAATAGACCTTATTCTCCTCACCACCTACGTTAGCAGCGACAACAAAGTCACGAACTACCGTTACATACTTAGCAGCAGGAGCCGCAGCAGCCAAATCAGCAAAGTAAGTCGATGATCCTAGATCATAAGCCTGTAACTGGTCTGCACCGTTCGCTAAGATCATCTTAGAGCCGAATTGAGTTACATCCCATGAATCTACAGCCGTATAACCTGTGGTTGTCAGAGCATCTAAGCTTGCATCGCTAGAGTCAAACTTGTAAATCTGTGTAGCACCCGCAGCAAATAACGTCGATGCACCAGAGAACTTACCTGCGAACGTAATAAGCAAGTTCTGACCTGCATTAGCAGAGTAATCTACCGCTTCACGTAATGGACTATAGCCATTAGTAACTGGATAGCAGTTATAAGCATCTGTTACCGCACCTGTAACGCCAGGCTGATCCGGTAACCACTCACCAAACACAATCTTTTGCTTTGCCATTACTGTCTAGCCCAATTGGTTGATTCTGGACTAACTACAGTCCACTCATAAGCAGTAGAACTACCGATAGCCTCCACAGTTGCATTAGCTGATATAGAAGCACGACCACCAATAATATAGCTACCCGTGGCTGTAACTGTGGCAGTTCCATTAATAGACGAAGCACCAACAGCTACAAATACACCGTTAGCCACTACCGTAGCAGTTCCATTGATACTTGCTCTTACTGCCGCAGCGACATCACCTATAGCCGTTACAGTAGCCGTTCCTGTAATGCTAGCTATGCCACCATATATTGCTAATCCAGATGCTGATACTGTAGCTGCACAAGTAATTGCAGCATTAATACCTTCGTTTTCTGCGTAGCCAGAATCCCAATAGCCTGAGACAACGTATAGATCGGGTTGGCTTAGGTCTCCTTCACCATAGCCCTGAACCCAATAATCAAAATCAACATAGTTAGTTGCCATTTACCTCTACCCAAGTCTGAGTTTCCTCGTTCCATGAGTACATCTTTCCATCTACAGGCATTGCTGTTGGAGCTTGCCATTGTGCATTACCGTCTAGTATCCAACTTGCATAAGGCTGTGGAGCTACAAACGCATCTATATC